TATCGGTGGCGCCGCGCGCGGCGCGGTCGCGCAGGCCGTACTGGTGGACGCGGGCGAGCTGGGCGCTGCGGCCGCTGAAGCCGATGGCGATCGCCTCGCTGCTGCTCTGCAGCTTGAGGTGCTTGGCCTGGCGAATCTTGAGGAACATCTTGCGGCGCTTGAGGCTGCCGGCCTTGCCGCGCAGGTTCTTGCGCGGTTTGCGCGGGGCGTAGGCGCTGCCGTCTGGGTTGCGCTGCTCGGCGATGCGCTGCTGCTGGCTCTTGCGCAGCTCGCGAGCGATGTCCTGGTTGAGCTTGCGCCGCTCGCTGGCGTTGAGCTTGGCCAGCAGGGAGCCGGCCCAGTCCTCGAGGGCGGACAGGTCGTCAGCCATGGATCGTCGAGCCTGGGTGCGGGGTTTCCAGCTCAGTGCCGGTCGGCTCGGCGCTGGTCCACTCGGCGAGCAGCTCGTCGCCGGCGTAGAGCTGCCACGGGCCAGCGGGCAGCTGCTCGGTGAGCTGCGGCTCCTCCGGGTGGCTGACCTGCAGCACGCCGGAGCCATCTGTGGCGGGCTTGACGATGACCCGCTCGGTGAGCGGCAGGCGGATCGACATGTCGATCAGGTCGTTGTTGAGGATCTCGACCTGGAACTGGATGGCGTCCTTGTTCTTCTCCAGGTGCGCCAGCAGCTCGTGCTGGTGCACGCGCAGCCAGGCGAGCAGCGGGATGGCCACGGCGTCGGCGCTGCCCGGGTAGTTGGTGAGCAGCAGCTCGACGGTGTAGCCGTACTCGAAAGACAGGCCGTGGGCCGCGGTGCAGCGGATGTTGCCCTGGTCGACGAACACCGCCAGCTGGTCGCGGTTGCGGCGCAGGCCGGGGACGGCGGCGAGCAGGTGGTCGCGCAGGGAGGTGGGTTTGATCATGCCTTGCGCTCGTTGCGCAGGGTTTCGTACAGGCCGAGCAGGCCTACCACTCCGACGCCGATCTGTTCGAGCAGGCCGGGGTCGATGGTGATACCGGCGGCGGCAAGGACCAGGGCGATACCGCGCCAGGTGCTGGGCTGGCGGATGTACTTGTGAATGAGCTGTTTCATGGCGCGCCCTCCTGGGAAAGTTAGTGTTTCTTACATGGCGAGGCCGGTTACAGCCCGACCTCGCACAGCTCACGCTCGGATGCACGGCGCCTTTCAAGCCCCGCTAGCTTGCGGCCTCCGGCATAGACCCAGCGTGAGAGTTCGGCGCAGGCGCCTTCCGTGTCTCCGGCGTTGAGCTTGCGGAGCAGGGTCGAGCTGGCCAGCTGGCCGGCGCCGACGTTGTAGGTGAACGAGGCCAGTGCGGCGCGGCGCTCGACCGGCAGCGGCGCTTTGACCAGCTTGTCGACCGCGGCCAGGGCCTCGCCGAGGTCGCCCTCGAGGAGGCGATCGCACTCGGCCTGGCTGAGCGTCTGGCCCATGCGGGCGGTGGCGGTGTGGCCGTAGCAGACGGTGGGGATGCCGACCGGGTCGAGGTAGGCGCTGGTGCGCAGGCCTTCGTAGTTGGCGACCACGACGGCAGCCAGGCCAAGGGTGGCGGCGCCGGCTGCTGTCGCCAGCTTGCTGCGCAGGCTCATCGATCGGTCTCCTCGCGGGCGCGTAGGCGCTTCTCGCGCCACTCCTTGCGCAGCAGCACGTAGATCTGCAGCAGGACGTAGAGGCCGGTGAGGATGGCGACCCAGTCGCTGACGCTCATGCCGGAGATCATGGCGCCGGTGACGGCCACGGGCGGGGCGGACTTGGCCGCTTCGATGACGGCGTCCTGGATCAGGTTGTGGTCGGCCATGCGTCGGTCCTTGGTTGCTAGTCCCATAGCTGCACTGTCTGGCGCTGCTGTTGAGTGGTGATGTCGGGTAGTTGCACGGCGGTTCCGTGCGGGAGGATCGGGCCGAGGCTGGCAATCCCTGGGTTTGCGTCGAGGACCTGCTCGGCCACGCCGGCGGTGCGTCCGTAGTGACGCCAGCAGAGGGCGTCGACGGTGTCGCCCTGGGCAGCGTGGACGGTGGCGGCCATCAGATGAGCTCCACGGTGCTGCGGGTCAGGCCGAGGATGTCGCTGATCGCCCAGCGGGCGTCGCGGCGGTACTCGTCGATGGTCGGGGTGAGCGTGTCGGCGCTGGCCTGGCCGTTGCCGGTGGTATCGAGGCCGCGGTAGCGCTCGGCCAGTTCGGCGCCGGCGGTGCAGTACACGGCGCGGCGGTAGCGGTGGATCAGCAGGGTCTCGCCGGCGACCTGCTCGCCCGGTACTTCGGCGGCGCTGGCGTGCCCGGAGAGGATCTGGGTATCGCGGAAGCGCACCAGCTCGCGGTTGACGCTGAGCACGGCGTTGATGGTGGCGACCTCGAGGCGTTCCTCGCTGACGGTGTCGCCCAGGCGCAGGCTGCCGGCCAGGTGGTGGGCGTCGATTTCTGGCCACCAGCCGTCGTTGCTGATGGTGATGGCGGTGGTGGTGCCGCCGGCGAAGAATCCGCTCATGGCCTTGTCCTTGGGTCGGCGGTGGCCGGGGCGTCACGCGGGCGCAAGCGCTGCGATCGGCCCCGGGCCGCCGGGGTCGCGGGGTACGCTCGGTTATGCCTGGGCTTTCTGCTCGCCCTGCCCTTGCTGGGCGGGAGCGGCTTCGGCCGGGGCAATTTTCTTGAGGAGGCGCTCGGCGCGCTCCAGGTCCTTCTTGGCGCCGCAGTTGCTGTGCAGGTCGATGGCGGCAGCGAGGTGCTGGCGGGCCAGGCCGAGGAGTTCCTCGGATGGGCCTGCCGGCGCTTCGCCGGACTCCGCAGCCGCCAGCTCGGCGCGACCCAGGGCCAGATAGAGCTTGGCGCGGGCTTCGTCGGGCATGTCCTGGGCGATGGTCAGCTGCAGGGTGCGGTCGAGGATCTCGCCGTCGAACTCGCCGCCGGCCTTCTGCGCCTTGAGGGCGGCCTCGGCCACCTCCTCGGCGATCAGGCAGCCGGTGGTGCGGGCGAAGCGGTCGGGCATGATCAGGCCGTGCTGCAGGACGTAGGCGGCGATGTCCAGGGCGCCGGGGTAGTCGCCCGCGTCGATGCGCCAGATCATGATGGTGGTCAGCACCTCGTCCTGGGCGCCGCGGCCGGCGGCGAGGACGCCGTCGACGTAGGGCTGATAGCCGGGCAGCAGCTGCCGCTTGAGCTCGGCCTTGCCCTGGGCGCTCTGGATCTGCTTGAGGCGCGCGCGGTCCTGGGCGAGCTGGGCGAGCTGGAGCTCGTAGGCGGTGGCGCCGGCCATGGTTTGGCCGGGGCCTGTCGCGTCAGCTTCCCGGGCGGCGCGCTTGCGCAGCTGGTTGAGTTGGGCAGGGCTAAGGCTCATCGCTCAGTCCTCAGCTCGCGGCCGGGTAGGTGAAGGCCTCGATGTTCTCGATCAGGGCGACCATGCCGAGGTCCTCGATGACGTAGGCATCGTTGGAGGACTGGTAGTCGGCGATGCGGTCGTACTCCGGCTCGTCCTTAACGTGGCGGCGGCGCGAGCCTTCCTGGTAGTAGATCGACAGGTTGCTCAGGCTGGTGATCAGCACGGTACCGCCCGGGAAGAACGGCGCGTCGTAGACGGGCAGGCCGCCGACGCGGGCACGGGCAACGATCTCGCCTGCGGCGTTGTCTTCCTGGTTGGAGACGGCGCCCTTCTCGACCGCGGCCAGCAGCTTGCCGTGCAGCAGGTCGCGGGAAATCATCACGACCAGGTCAGGGCGCGAGCGGTGCCACGGGTCGAGCATCTGCACGGCGTCGTAGACCAGGCCGTCGAGGGTCTCGTAGTCGCCCTGGAAGACGGTATCCACGCCGGCGACCTTGATGGTCTTCTTCGCGCCGATGGTGACTTTGCCGGAGGCCTCGACAACCTCGTCGAGGACGCGGTCAGGTGCGCCGACGCGGATCTTCTGCAGCCAGCCGATGTTGACGTCCTGCAGCAGCGGACTGGTACCGATGTTGGTTCCAGTTGCGGCGCTGGTGCCGTTGAAGCCGATCATGATGCGGTCGAGGCTCTGGCGCTCAGCGATGGCGCCGCTCAGGCGCACCTGGAAGTCGGGGAACTTGGCCCAGGCATCGATCAGCGCATAGGGGAAGGCGCTGTCGAAGTTGGTCTGCTTGCAGGTGTAGTCGTCCTTGGTCAGCGAGCTGCGGTCGGCCGGGTTGCGGCGAGTGCCGCCGGCGGTATCGGTGCGGCTGGCGATGGGGCCATTGACGCCCAGCAGCAGGGCCGAGCCGGATTGCTCGGAAACGGAAATCACGTTGACACGCTTCAGCAGGCCGCTGGCCTCCTGGATGGCGGTTTCCAGCTTCTGCTGCACGCTCGGGGTGACGGTGAATTTCTCGGCGGCCGATTCGACGCCGTTGAGCTTGGCCACCTGCTGCAGGTAGCCATGGAACAGTTTTCGGGTTTCGTTACGCATGGGGATTCTCCGGCGTCGGTCAGAACTGGGTCAGGGTTTTGGCGTCGCCGCCGGTTGCTGCGGGGCGTTGCGGCTGGCTGTGGTCGGCGGTGTTGCCGAGTTTGGTCTTGAGGTCGGCCAGTTCGGTGGTCACCTGCTGCAGCTGGGTGCGCAGCTCGGTAGCGGTCTGGCTGGCGAACTGCAGGTCGGCAGCGAACTTGTCGGACTGGTCCTTGACGTGCTCGGCGATGGCTTCGACGGCCTGCCCGACCTGGGCGAACTCGCTGGCGTCCTGGGCTTGCTTGCCCTTGAGCAGCTCCTGGACCTTGGAGAGCAGGACGGCGCCGATGCTTGGCTTGTCCTCGATCTCGTCGAACTCGATGGCGTTTTCTTCGGCGACGGTGAACAGGTTGTCCGCGTGCAGCTTGCGGGCCTTGAGCGGCGAGGCTTCGGGGTTCTGGGCGCTGAAGGCGAGCATCTCGGTACCGAGGCTGGCCGGGGTGTCGGTGACGGCCAGTCCGGACAGGTAGGCGCGGCCGCTGTCGGCGAACTTGGGGCTGATCTCGATGCTTGTGAAAATCTTCTGCTTGGCCTTGTTGACCATCTCGACGAGGGCTTCGGTCGGCTCGATCTGGGCGAACAGGGCCAGCTTCTTGGCGCCGGCCACATCGACTTCTTCGGCCTTCAGGGCGAGTACGTCGCCGTAGGCCTTGAACGGGCTGTCGGCCACCAGGCTGCGGAAGTGCTCCAGCCAGACGCGGGCGCCGTAGGTGTTCGGGTTGTAGGTCTCGGCGGCGTCGACCAGCCACTGGCGTTCGATCTGGCGACCGTCGGTGGTTGCGCCCTCGACGGCGACGCGGAACCAGCGGGAGCGGAATTTCTTTTTCATGCTGAGGAGTCCTCTGGGCTGCCGGTGGGCGGCGGTTCTGTGAGGGCATGGTCGGCAGGCTGGCAATGACCGGCAACGGGTCGAGCGTGTACCGCGGGGAGCTACAGGATGCGGCGGTAACGAGTAGTACGCGCGCGCGGGCAGCATCGGCGCCATGAACGCCATCACCGAACTCCCCGCCCAACGTGACAACCGACGCCAGGCCAAATTTTTGTACTGGATGGGGTGGCGCGTCACCGAAATCGCCGAGCACCTGGGCGAGAAGGAAAAGACGGTCCACACCTGGAAGTCCCGCGACGAGTGGGACCGGGCGGACAACGTCGAGCGCATCGGCGGCGCCCTGGAGGCGCGGCTGGTGCAGCTGATCCTCAAGGACGGCAAGACGGGCGGCGACTTCAAGGAGATCGACCTGCTGCACCGCCAGCTGGAGCGGCAGGCGCGAATCCAGCGCTTCCAGGGCGGCGGTACCGAGACGGAGCTCAATCCGAAGCTGGCCAAGCGCAACGAGGGGCCGAAGGCGGCGCCCAAGCGCAACGAGTTCGGCGAGGAGGAGATCGAGAAGCTCGAGGAGGCGTTCCGCGACAGCTGCTTCGAGTACCAGCTGGACTGGTACCGGGCGATGAACCAGCGCACGCGGATGGTGCTCAAGAGCCGCCAGATCGGCGCCACCTTCTACTTCGCCCGCGAGGCGCTGATCGACGCGATCAAGACCGGGCGCAACCAGATCTTTCTGTCCGCCAGCAAGGCGCAGGCCCACCAGTTCAAGAACTACATGCAGGACTTCGTGCGGGAAACTCTCGGCACGCAGCTGACCGGCGACCCGATCGTGCTGTGGAACGGCGCCGAGCTGCACTTCCTGGGCACCAACTTCCGCACAGCGCAGGGGCGCTCGGGGAACTTCTACTTCGACGAGTTCTTCTGGGTCCACGGCTTCGACGAGCTGAACAAGGTGGCGTCGGGCATGGCGCTGCACAAGCACTGGCGCAAAACGTATTTCTCGACGCCATCATCGATGGGGCACCCGGCGTACAAGTGGTGGACCGGCGAGCGGCTGAACAAGGGCAAGCCGACCGCCCAGCACATCTCGCTGGACGTGACGCGCGGCACGCTGGCCCAGGGCCGGCTGTGCGAGGACAAGATCTGGCGGCAGATCGTCACGATCATGGACGCGGAGTCGCGCGGCTGCGATCTGTTCGATCTGGACGAGCTGCGCTTCGAGTACAACGCCGAGCAGTTCGCCAACCTGCTGATGTGCGAGTTCGTCGATGACGGGGCGAGCATCTTTCCGCTCGGGATGTTGCAGCCGTGCATGGTGGACAGCTGGGTTGAGTGGGCAGAGGACTACAAGCCGTTCGCCACCCGGCCGTTCGGCGACCGCGCGGCGTGGGTGGGCTACGACCCGGCCGAGACCGGCGATAGCGCCGGCCTGGTGGTTGTCGCGCCGCCACTGGTGCCGGGCGGCAAGTTCCGCGTGCTCGAGCGGCACCAGTTCCGCGGCATGGACTTCGCGGCGCAGGCCGAGTTCATCCGCATGGTGACGCAGCGCTACTGGGTGACCTACATCGGCATCGACGCCACCGGCATGGGCAGCGGCGTGGCGCAGCTTGTGCGCAGCTTCTTCCCGAACGTGACCTCGTTCAGCTACTCGCCGGAGGTGAAGACCCGCCTGGTGATGAAGGCCTGGGACGTGGTGCACAAGGGCCGGCTGGAGTTCGACGCGGGCTGGACCGACATGGCGTCCAGCCTGATGGCGATCCGCAAGACCATCACCGCCTCCGGGCGGCAATTCACGTACACGGCCGGTCGCAACGATGAGACCGGACACGCCGACCTGGCGTGGGCGCTGATGCATGCCCTGCACAACGAGCCGCTGGAAGGCGCCACGGCGCAGAACACCAGCATCATGGAGATTTACTGATGACAGACCAATTGCCGGTACCGGCGGCCGCGCCGGGGATAGAGGCGTTCAGTTTCGGCGACCCGACGCCGGTACTCGATGGCAGCGAGATCCTCGATTACCTGGAGTCCTGGTTCAACGGGCGGTGGTACGAGCCGCCGATCAACCTGGACGGCCTGGCCCGCTCGACCCGGGCGAGCGTGTACCTGCAGTCTGGGCTGACCTTCAAGCGAAACATGCTCAGCCGAACCTTCGTGCCGCATCGGCTGCTGAGCCGCCAGGCGTTCGAGCAGTTCGCCCTGGACTGGCTGTGGTGCGGCAACGCCTACCTTGAGACGCGGCGCAACCAGCTCGGCCAGGTGCTGAGCCTGCAGCCGGCGCTGGCCAAGTACGTGCGCCGCGGGCGCGAGGATGGGCAGTTCTTCCAGGTGACGGGCTGGGGGCAGGAGCACGAGTTCGAGGCCGGCACCATCTGCCATCTGCGCGAGGCGGACATTCACCAGGAGATCTACGGCCTGCCGGAGTGGGTGGCGGCGCTGCAGTCGGCGCTGCTCAACGAGTCGGCCACCCTGTTCCGCCGGCGGTACTACCTCAACGGCAGCCACGCCGGGTTCATCCTGTACATGTCCGACCCGGCGCAGTCGCAGGATGACGTCGACAACCTGCGCCAGGCGCTGCGCAACGCCAAGGGGCCGGGCAACTTCCGCAACCTGTTCCTGTACAGCCCGGGCGGTAAGAAGGATGGCGTGCAGGTCATCCCGGTCAGCGAGGTTGCGGCCAAGGACGAGTTCGCCGGCATCAAGAACATCACCAGGGACGACATGCTGGCCGGACTGCGCATCCCGCCGCAGCTGATGGGCGTGGTGCCGCAGAACGCCGGCGGCTTCGGCTCGATCCGCGACGCGGCCCTGGTCTACGCGGCCAACGAACTGGAGCCCATCCAGGCGCGCATGCTGCAGGTCAACGACTGGCTCGGCGAGGAGGTGATCCGCTTCAAGCCCTACGAGCTGCCCGGAACCACCGCCTGACCTCAGCCAGCAGCACCAGGAGCCCGCCACCCGGCGGGCTTTTTCATGTCCGCGCGCCGGC